GAAAGTTGTAATTGAACAGTGAGTAGAGAGTTGTAGTTAAGTTATATTATCTCTCTCACCTATTCTAGGAGAGAGAATATAACATAACGTAAACAACTCTAGCTACATCCCCAGTATAGGTCGGCTTGGCAACCATTACAAATCATCTTAACATTCTGTAACAATATATAACTACGTAGTAGTATATTATTGTTGTCTCAGTGTGTCTCATCGTGGCAACAGATCGCGTCTTGCGCATGTCGCGAATGTTTAGTACTCGCTCGGCTGCGCCTCGCTCCACGACCAGCAGTGCTGTCTCTTGGACAGTACTACAATCGTTGAGAACCATTGCTATCACTGGGTTGGAGCGAGCGAAGCGAGCGGTCTGGACTCGCATTGGACACACACGCGCGTTAATTGATCGCGTGCGTGCCTGCGTTAATTGATCGCGTGGGCATGGGGGAAACTGCCGGCGTCGTGTATATATAATACACCTGAGACATTTCTGCCAAAATTTAAGGGTTAATCTGTCCTGAGTCTACAATAAACTGGAACAATCCCTTATCAGTGAGCACATGTTTGTACATATCGTCAAAGACTTTTGGCGGTATGGTGCAAATATGTGCACCGGCTTGAAATGCCTTACCAACTGTAGCAGCATCACGAATGCTGGCAGCTAGTATTTTTGTATCTGTCCTATTGTGGCAGAATACTTTAGCTATTTCACGAATTAGTCCTATGCCATCGTGTCCGTTGTCGTCTAAACGTCCAACAAACGGTGATACGTAGGATGCGCCAGCTAACGCGCATAGAATCGCCTGTGACACGCTAAACACCAACGTCATGTTGGTTCGTATGCCCATGTAGCTAAGCGTCTTACAAGCTCGTATACCCTCCGGTGTGCAGGGTAGCTTGATAGTTGCTTCATTTGCCCATAACTTACCATACTTAATGCCATTCTCTATCAGTTGGTCAGCAAACTGTCCGTTTACTTCTATTGATAGGTCTTTGACACCGATATCTTGTATAAGATCGGCATATATGTCGTCAGGGTCTTTTCCACTCTTCTTTATTAGCGTAGGGTTGGTGGTTACCCCAGATATAACTCCAGAACCTAGTCTAGAGTTTATATCCTCAATGATCGCTGTATCAAGAAACAGTTTCATTTTAAAATTCCTGTTAATTTAAGGAAATATAAAGTTAATAGTGTCCAGAATGCTATATCAAAGATAAGGTTATGATTCGTCATCTTTATCCTCTGGGTAGTAGCCGATAGTAAAACCTCCATCTTCTGTCTCTTCTACTATAGCTTTGTATATGTTTTGATCGTAGTCTACCATTTTTGACATCTTATCATTGTAGTCTTCAATGGCTTTATCGACAGCTTGTTTTGATTTTAAGTCAATCCATCTCTGTTCGAGACCAATCAACATACCAAGTATTAAAAAATTAATAGGTGGGAAAGGAGTCTTTAAACTCTTATATAACTCTTTAAAGTGATTAATCTTTAATTTATGTTCCATATAGGTTAGAGGTAGTAAGTAGAGGTGATATCATTAATTGATATCCAGCTAATAGTATATTAGGAGGGAGAGTCCACCCTTCTCTCCCCTAATAGGATGCCCTCGTTCAAAACCAAGTGACAGCCTTACCTGTATCTTTGCCTCTTGCCTCTCTACGCTGCTCTACAGACATACCCATAACTAAGTGATTAGTAGCGGACTGAGGGTCGTCTACAAACGCTTCTAGCATATCATCCCACTCTTCTCTCTTTCTTAGCTTGATCTGTTCCCTAGCTGAGATACCAAAGGCATCTAGGTAGTATTTTACGCCTTGCGCTAGACAATCTAACCTGTCATCGTGCTTTACTGCGTATTTTTGTCTACACATGCGACTCATTTGATAGAACAGCATGTATAAAAGCCTTTCTTCTGGAGGAGCTTCTCTGTTGGAGTTATAATCCCACTCGACGACAGACTTGTCAATAATAAGACGGTGCTGGTTAAGAATAGGCTCGAGAGTATCAATAATCCTGTCTTCTTTTCTAACATTAGCTCTAACTTCTTCTACTAATATACGTTGTTGTGTCTGTTGTAAATGCTTCTTAAATAGCTCTGCAACTATACCGTCACCGAAGTTAGACTCGATAACCATTGTATTTACATTGTATTTCTTGCAACCTTTTAGTATATCTAACAAGGTTTTGTCGGAATACCCATCCCGGTAGGCACGCATTTCGTGTACATAGAGAAAGCCATTCTTCTGCGAGATGTAACACGCTGCTGTTTCATCGGCTCCACGTCCTGAGGGGTCGACTGAGCAAATGGTTTCTTGGTAATCTGTCCATTCCCCCTGTATTTGCATCGGAGAGTAGAAGTAGTCCCCGGGTAAACCGACTGTGGGCAAATCCTTAAGTACATTCCTCGGGTCTGAGCACCATACGATGTTGTCGGGTCCTTTAGTAGGATTAACAGCAGTAATGATAAGGTCAGCCATTTTGAGAGGAAACTTCTCAGCGTCTGATAGACTTGTGTCCAACATAAACTGAAGCATAAAGTTACTACGTCCCATGGACGCTTCTCGTTCCACAAGGTCGTCATTTGTAAATCTGTCATCTGTTGGTGTCCAAGGTTGTGCGCCATTGTCTATATCTGCTTGTAACTGTGGAGCTATTAGTCCTTCGTATTGTGTATTATTTCTTGGGTATCTTGCGGTCCAAATAAACGGTTTGTAATTCCTGCTTGCCAACTTACGATAAATAGTAAAAGTAGTCTGAGGAGTCCCGAGATACATAATACGGCTATCGTCTTTCGGCGTAAGGATGGACTCAGCTTCCGTACAGAGTTGAAGTAATTTTTCACGCATCAACTCCGTCATGCTGTTTCCCGGTACTTCTATGTCGTCCAGAATCATCAGGTCTGCGCGACTTCCCGTTAACTGACCAGTAATACCAACACTTTTGACTGATGGTGCCTGATGAGGTGAGCATAGAACGTCGAAGGAAATTCTTGACCATCTCGCGTCGTCGCTCTTTGGTTGTAGGTGACTTAGCCATGGTGTTTCTATAATAAGTTTCTGTAAAAAGATAGACATGTTGTCAGCTCTTTCCTTAGAAGCTGATATAATCATTATCTTCTTTTCTGCGTCATTAAACAGAGTCCACAACACAAACGCTCCAGTAATCCAACTTTTTCCGACTCCTCGGAAGGCTTGGATTTGTAAACGTTTTGGTCCGTGTTGTAAATAGTCTGCAATGGCGTATTGCGCCCTCGTAGGTGAAGGCAAGTCAAGCTGCTCCCATAATGCTTGTAGAAACAGCTTGAAGTCGCCCTGTAAGGACGTTAAAACGTCAGTCATTTAGTTCTTTTCTTCTTAGGAGGTCTTTTATACCCCTTAAACATTTTTTCTCCTGATGGCTTTCTCATGTCAGGAAACTTACTAGCCATTCTTTGAGCATAAATAAACTCGTCTATCTGATCTAACAATGGTGTTATTTCATCTAAGAAACCATAACGTTGTTCCATCGTTGCACCAGTAAAGTCTATTCTAGCATCATCTAATCCAGCCATTTTTATTAAGTCATGTACATCTACATGAGTAGGATGAAAACTTTTATCGCCTACAAGACCTATTAAGTTTTCAGTTTCGTCACCCATTTTTAATGTTGACCAACGATTATTGTAGTGTACATACTCAAAAAACTTACGTCTTTGAGCAGGAGATAACCCAGCAGCAATTCTATCTAAAAGACCTAGTGGTGTTTTATGGTGTACTAACGTATCCCTACCACTTGGTCCCATAGTCTGTTCAGTTTGCATTCTTTGTCTTTTTTCTAGCTCTATTTTCTTATTACTAAGTTTTCTTGACTTAACACGTAGTGTACCGTCTTTATTAAATTCAGAGTTACTTCTAAGAAAATGTGTAGCTTCACCTGTTACTGGGTCTTTATATGGAGGGTATCCAGCTAAAGTGTTATTTCGTGCATAAAAGTCTTTACCAGCTCGTGCGTATTTTAAGGCTTCTGACTTAGGATAAATCTTATCGTCAAGTTTTTGAACTGGTTTATTTAAAAACTGTGAGTATGTTTCTGAGACTTTATTAACTTCAAAGGTGGGTGGTACATCTTGTAACCTCTGTTTTAACATATTAGTTTTAACACCATCAATGTCTAAAGTCTTTGCTGTTTTTAATGTAGCACCTTTGACTGTCTTTTTAACGTGCGCTTGCAGTACTTTGCGTGCAACGTCGTCTAACATTTACTTCTTAATTTTTAGTCTTTTCTTTCTCTTCTCGATCATTTCTTTAGACATATAATTCTTTGAAGCGAGAGAGTTTCTTTTTTGTTCCTTTACTATTTTTTTACCCATAGTAGAGGTTTTTAAATAACGCTTACCATTCTTAGTAACATAAGGACCACTTGTCTTTGTGGTTTTCTTTTTATCACCACCGCCACCTGTGTTGCTATTTTGCTTGTTAAACTGAGAAGGACTTAGCCCACCGATATCATCTCTTCGTTGTTTGTTTTTCTTTTTTCTTTTTTCTATAGCTAATTTAGTAGACTCTCTACGTTGTTTCATTAGCTCTTGTCTTCTGTTGACGTATGCCATGGTTATGTTCCTTTAATAATGTGTTGTTGAATAATTAATTCTCGAAGTGGCTGGAGTCCAAATGCTTTTCGCATCCATCCAAGCCAATGACTACTACCTTTGTCCGCATTGCATTTCCTGCAAGCGCATACCACATTTCTCGTAAGGTCTTGACCACCTTTTGAACGAGGTTTGACATGATCGAGTGTAAGTTGATTAAAATCATAAGTTTCTCCGCAATAAACGCATGTACAATTAAAGTGCTCTTTAATAGCTCTTCTCCAGAGCCGTTTAGAATCTGAACTTGTCATGGTTATTAAGTTGTGTAAGTAATGTTTTGGACTAGGTAGTAATGGGGTCATTTACGTATTTTGAGTCTGCTTTTTCTGTTTTCGGATGGACTTTGGAGTCTGCCCTTGGTATCACTTCCTTTATAGTGAGCAGCGTCTTTGCCATCACCATTTCCGTAGGTACCAAGTTTTCGATTAAGTTTATTTGCATTAACACGTAGGGCTAAACCCTTTTTAGTTTTGTTGTATCTTTTTTGTTGCTTAAGCCTTTTAGCTTTAGCTTTTGGGTTGGATTTATAGTATTCAGAGGTTTTTGCCATAGAGCTTTGCCTGTACTAATTCTGGGTCAACGGTTGGCATAACCTTTGCAAGTTTTGCTAGAGGGTTTCCATCATAAGCAACACCGCTAATGTCATTAGCTTTAAGCCAATCACAAGCTGCTTTTAGGTCTTGAGTGGTTGCTTCGCCTGATTTTATACGGGCGAGGAACTCTTTAGTAACTAGGTTATGCAACTCGTTAAATTGATCTTCAGTTGCTTTTTTCTTCATTTTGATAAAAAATGCCCCTTCAGAATCGCCTGTAAGGGGCTTGTAATTTTGTCCGGGTATGTTTGTACCCTCAAATTTTCTCAAATATCCATCCAGTACATAGATATTTAGTTTGTTTAGGAGGATAGCCTTGATGGACATAAGTCCATGTAGCAGGGAACAAACAAATCCTACCTTGTACTGGTGCTACTTGATTACCGTTATAGAACTGTGTCCAGCCTTCATCAACGGTGTTTAAATAAAATATAAAAGTAACACTTCTGGAACCGTTATTATCTTTATCTATTATGTAATCATTGTGCCAGACATATCCGTCTCCCGGTAATGTTCGTTGTAGTTGATAACCTGAATCGGTTATCTCTCCTCCTGTACGAGAATTAAAAGGAGCGTGTCTGTAATTTTCATTGGTGGTTCTAGTTATTAAAGGTATTAAGGATTGAAGATGCTCTTCATACTCGCGCATTGACCACTGTACAACTTCTAAAAAAGATTTATCTTCTTCAGCCCAGTCAGCATGACCAGTAATTAACAAGTCATCACTTTTTTTAACTCGAAGATCTATTCCTCCAGAAGTGGTGCCTTGTCCTTTTCTATCGTCTGCTTCAAATTTGTTTATACAGTGCTCACAAAATTCCTTAGTAAACACACCGTCTCTTACCATTATGTAAGGGTCGTTGTTTACTGTGGTCATTTATACGTCTAAACCTTTTTTTACGATCTGTAAAGCTCTGTCATCTAGTTCGTTATCTGTTTGCTCTACTAATTTTTCTAAGAGCTCGACTACAAAAGTCTTAAATTTTGGTGACTTAAGTGCAGATAGCACGAATGGTTTAAGGATTGCTAACATTTGTTTTTAATAATGATTGAATAGGTACGACGTCTGAGCATACGTGGTATACACGTGACCCGGGTCGCAGGGTAAAGCCTTTCTGTTGTAGTTCTGCACATTTTAATGCACGAACTAGCTC